GTTGTCAGCAGGCACCGCCTCAAAATCATCGGCGACAGCATTGACGAGGGGCACGGTGAGGCGTCGCTCACGGACGTGGGAAACCAGCATGTGGAAAACCATGGAGTACATTTCGTCCGTAGGATCTGCGAAACGTGCCAGCTGATCGGCGAAGCTGGTGAAGAAGTCCGAGTCGTCCTGACGCTCAACTATGGCGAGCTCTAGCCGGTTACGCATATACTGCCAGTCATAGCTGATGACACCTTCGCGGATCTGAAAACCAAAGATGTGCCCAACCGGCCCGACAATCGTCTTGGGTGCCATACGCCATTCAGAGGGCCGGAAACCGGGGGCAGTCTTGTGAGACCCTGCAATGAGAGAGTCGTCACCGCCATATATCTGACCAGTGCGGCCCAAACCACCATAGAGCGCGTTGGACAGTGCCAAGTTGCAAATGGTGTTAGCAATATATGTGTATCGGTCACCTGAATGCTGCATCAGTTGCAAATTGCCACCGAAGAATGTCGTCGCCGCCTTCTCTTCCTTCCATTGAGCGATGTATGATGCAGGGAATGACATCTGTTCCATCATCCAAGCCATGAAGCGTACGAAGGGGCCGTCAACACCAGAATCCCAAGCCGTGTAGTCGTTTTCCGTGTACGTCGTTTGTCCGGACATGTGTGCAGCGACCCAACCATCAAGGTCAGCCGGGGTGCGCCGAAGGTAGAGCAGGACATGTTCGGGACAGTCTCGGAGGAGCACCGTTTCCATTGTGAGAGCAAAAGCAGCGTCGCGGAAGGTCTTGACAGCCGGGAAAGTGGTCACGATCTGACCAGGCTTGGCTTCCAAACCCCACTTCTCACTCTTGCGGACTACCTGTGCCTTGAGGAAAACCCGGGTTCGTTTGGCATCCCAGTCCGGATCTTCACCACCGAGGGAAAGCACAATCTGTTTGAGCGTCCGAGTTGCGAGCCAGGAATCAAGACACCGGTCGGTGCACTCATCGAGAAGAGCGCCGAAGTCACGAACCCGACGGAAGGTCGGGAACTGGTCGAGGAAACCATCGCGTAGCTGTGCAAAACGGTGACCGGGATTCGCAATCGCCTTCCTGTTGTCCACCGCAGATGCCAGACCTTGACGTTTAGCTATGGAAGCGGCCTCGAGAGCTGTGTCGTTTCGGGACTGGTGAGCAGCGGCGGGATGTTTACGTTCCGGGAAAACCTGTGAACGCCCGTGGTGAGGAACAAAAAGTTCACGAGAAGGTCCATCTCCATAGTCAGCCAGAACCGGTGCGTGGATCTTGTCGGGGTGATTTTGAGGCACTATCAACGGGGGGGCCGGTTGGGACGCATTGTTGGCTCGCACTAGCGGTCGGTAATGCGGATGCTGCATCGCCACCAAAAGTTCAGGGTCGTCATCCGTGAGGCCTACGAGGTCGAGGGGCGGCTCCAACGGGGAAACAGCAGGCACGGCAGTGCGAATGTGGGACCAAACATGGTGAGGCACTAGGTCCAAAGGATCAGCTTCCCGAGTCAGGAGGGCGGTGCACGATGAGGCGGAGGTGGCGACCAGGGCACTCAGAATACGCGAACAACCCCAGGGCGCACGCGGGCGTGAATTGCTAAGGTCCCAGGAGAGGAACACATTACCACGCCCACGTGTCAGAGCAACCCATGCGACGCTGTCTGTGACGGAATCGGTCATACCACCTAGATCAAAGACGTAGTCACCGTGGATGTCAAGACCCTGAGAACCAGTAATGACAAAAGCAGCTGTTCCGCCCGAACTCTTGGTCTCCACGAAGCGCGGTGAGGTGGCGAGTAGTGGCAGGCAGGGTGGGGGCGAACCAACGAAGATGAGAGAACCGAGCTCAGGACCACCAATTCGCGAAGAGTGCATACCGAGACAGCGTGCAACGTTCGGGGCAAGACGATGGGAGATCGTTGCGTACCGGATATCAGCCCGATTGGTGCTACGTTCAAGCCAGTTGTCTGCAATACCGCCAAGTACTCGCGACACCGCGGTTGGGTCTGGGAAAGACACCTGCGTCTGAGCGGGATCACCGGTGAGCCAAATCTCTTCAAGGGCGGGGTTGTTGAACACCAGCCAGTCGAGGGTACCAGCAGGCCACCGTGTGAAATCATCGATGACGAGATGGCTGTCCACATTCTTCCGGAAAAGCTCGTAGGCAGAGCAATACTGGGAAGAATATGCGGTGGGACCAAGGGGATTGGCGTCAACGTCCTGAGAGAGTGAGTCACCTTCAACCAAGGGCGAGGGAAAAGCCCAAGTGAACGCGGAGACGTCAAGACCCAAACGAGCAATACGTGCTTTTGCCTCAGTGGTTTTGCCGCAACCGGGGACGCCGAAAAGAGCCACGATCCTGACCTGACGTTGTTCCGCATGTTTGCAGTTCTCCTTTTGGGCAGCTGGAAGCGTCAACGGGGAAGAAGGACCACACCAGAGCGTCTTGTTTTCACGGAGATCTTGAGCCAACAACTCGGCAGTGGGGCGGTGTGGGTCAAACATGTGTTCAGTGGCGGCAAGCGGTACGGCGGGAGGCATCACGAATTCACCAAGAGGGTTCTGCGGCACTGGGACACCAAGGATGCGCGATGCGTGCTGTGTGACAGCAGTTGGTGCCAGACGCCTCGAAAGCCACTCGTAGGTTTGCGCAAAGTCGACAGGTACTGCACGCATGGCATGCGCATACTTGCTGAACGACAAAGTCTTGGTGGACAGACCGACCAGTTCAATTCCATCGTCAGCGGCCCAGTTGTCGAACATGTCTGCAATCGCATTCGGGAAGACCGGATCAGCACGGAAGTTTTCAACGAGCTGTTGGGCAAAACCAAGACGGAGGAC